AGAGCGTGCGGCTGTTAACCGCAAGGTAGTCGGTTCGACTCCGACCGGAGCCGCTAGTGGATCTATCGTATAGTGGCTAGTACACAAGATTCTGACTCTTGAAACCCCCGTTCAATTCGGGGTAGATCCATACATCAAAACAGCCTAGGATCCTCAAACGAGGGTTCTAGGCTTTTTTTGTTTTCAGGATGGAATCCCACTTTAGATACAATGGCAGTGCCGTACGTGATCAACCTCGACCGCTCCCCCGAACGCTGGGAGGCTCTTCAAAGGGATTGGAAGGGTGCCTTCCCGGTTCAGCGTGTCTCTGCGGTAGAGGCTTCCCCGGGCTGGGTAGGATGCGGCCTTTCGCACGTCAAGGTGGTCGAGGAAGCCAAGGCCAGGGGCGACAAGTGGGTGCTTGTGTGGGAAGACGATTGCATCCCTCGCAAGCGGAATGGAGAGTACACAAATGTCCAGCTTGTTAAGCGAATCTGGGATCATACGCTCGAAGTCCTGTCCCGTAACATGGGGCAGTGGGATGTGATATTGGGTGCGACCTCCCAGGTGTTTGATCGTCCGATGATGGACAAGGGCATGTCCACGTCGCTGGTACAGCTGTTTCGTGTCAATAAGGGATTCACGACGCACTGGACACTCTACAACCAGTCCTTCTTTGATAAAATCCTGGAATGGGGCAAGACGCGGCCGGAGCAGATCGACGTGTACATTTTCAAGAAAGCGAGGGTGTTTGTCACCCGCCCCTTTCTGGCCGAACAACGGCCATGCTACAGTCTGATTGAGAATCGCGAGACGGACTATTCACCGTTCTTTGATAGAGCCGAAAAGGAGTTTGTACCCAATGCCCTGCCGTTTGTTGCACCCAGCTCATCGAAGCGAATGTCTGTCGCGACGCTCGTCCCGGTTATGGCCGCTGCTCCGGCTCCCGCTACGCTCAAACTGCTATCACGGCTACTCCCGGGAAAAAGTACCCTCTAATGTAGAACCCGGGGTCATTGAACCACTTGGAAGGCATACAGATGGGACGTCCCGAGGGCGATAGTGCAGCTCCCCACCAGGAAAAGGACGAGTTCGCACAGATTGCACCCTTTGCACAGCGAGACATCAGATACAGGCTGTCAATCTCGTTCTCGTTCACAACCGTGTGTGGGACATCGGCGAGCCAGGTCTGCTGTGCCAGATACTCGGGGTCGTTCGTGAACACATAATAGTGGGATGCACCCACCTGCTGAATGGCCTGCTTGTAGTACGATGTCAAATCAACAAAGTGAAGCTCGTGGCCACGATAGTCACCACCCCTCAAATGCAGAAATGCACTCTCTTCCAGCCGGGGATACTTGGCTGCAACAGACGTGTCAAAGTTGAGGAGCTGGGTAATGGCATACCACTGATTCCAAAAATACTCATAGTTCTGGAGATAGCCAGAAATGTAGCTGTTCGTCTTAGCCGGGATCTCGATGGGATGGAGCTTGTGTTCGTGGATCACATTGTGGATGGGGACAGAGCGAGCAAACTGCCTCCATTTGGAGAGGAAGCCACCGTTTTCAAAATAATTGAGCTTGGAATGGTGTGCCTTCTGCCAGCGGTGGGCAGGATCAATCACAAACGTGTACCCATAATGCTTACAGAGGCCATAGGCACCGGCAAGCTGGAAGAGAAGGTTCCCCAGGCCGCCCGCAAGCATGGGCATGACACACGTCTCGGGCATCTTATATACCACTAAACAGATATGTTAGTGTAAACCATTCGTCTGCTTGCTTGCCAAACCAATCGCGGCGGGCAGGAATTACAGACACGCGAATCCCAGGGAGCTTGTTTGATCCGCTCAACAAAATACGACGATACACGAGCTGATCCTTTCCGCAGAATTCACCGCGTTTGAGCATTCCCAGTAGCTCTGCAAGATATGTCCGTGAGAATGCCTTCCAACCATTAATGTCACCTGCCAGCACGCCTCCACCAATCGTTTGAATGGCCTGTACCTGTAGAATTGTTCTTCTTGAACGCCGTTCGTAGACCTCTGTGCGAAGCAGATCATTCACAGAAAGAGCTGCAAACCAACCGCCAGGACTTTGGAGACCCCGCGGGATGGACGCAAACCGGGGAGGAGAGGGAAAGACGGACATGTCACGAAAGCAGCCAATGTCGCACCACACAAAGTTCGGGGTTCGGAACGGGTTCTGTGCAATCGCCTCCATGACGGCCTCCTGTTTCAATGCCCACACGCCATACAGTTCTGCTCCGTGAATATTGCGTTCGGGATCCATGGCCACCTGATCCTCCCATCGGACTTCACGAACAATTCGCCAATCTGTGAAGGACATAATGTTTGTAACAACAGTCCCAGGGTTCTTGATCAACGCCTGAATAGAATCGTGTAATTCGCCACCAGCCGTAAAGCAAATCACTGGGGAGGTGCATGCTTCGAAAAAGTTAGCAATCCATTGAGCGTATTTTTCGAGGCTATGCTTGCTCTTTTTCAGAGCATAAAAGGCCGTGACGACGGTAGTGTCGGTATCGGGAACCTCAAACTTGGTGGCGAATTCCACAGTTGAGTTATTTCCATGATTCCGGCTCTGATAGAAGAGGGGATACCGAAGACTGTACACGAAATAATGGGGCTGGAGACGGGAAACGGCAACGTCGGTGTGTGTCCCGGGAGGCAATGTGGTTAATGCGTGGATGACGGCCTCCTTGTAGCGGCGAGAAATATACACGATCGCGTGTGTAGTCAACATGTTGAGGATACGAAGCGTTGTGGGATCTACACGCTCAACCTTTGAGTTTCCTTGATGACTGTTTTCAGTAGGATGTCCGCCGTATTTGGACAGACCAAGGTAAAAGGCATCTGCGAGCGGTGGGAATTCGATGGTAGTTGACTCGTCACAGGGCTTATACAGCTCTACATCGTCCTCTAGAATCAGAACCGGCTTATCGTCGAGATGCTGACGCAGGATATCTACTGTGGCATTTGCGAGACAGGCCGGATACCCTTCTGTCCCAGACTTGTGGTGCGTGACAGAGGTGAACCCAATCTGTCGCAAGAGAGCCTCTGTGTGTTCCTTGCGGGCGTGGTACTTTTCATTATGGTCTGGACAAATGTACACGACCGGTATGTCTTTGAGATACATTGTATAGGTTCGTTAGTTCCCCTTTAATGTGGAAAACGCAAGTATACAATGATCAGCATCCTGATGCCCATCTACAATGGGATGGAATTTCTTTCCGAGAGCATGGCCTCCGTCTTGTGGCAAACGCACACGGAATGGGAATTGTTGATTGGGATCAATGGTCACGACGATCCTGCTCCACTGCTTTCTCAGGTAGCAGAGCTGAGTAAGGGCGATCCTCGTGTACGGGCATTTGGGCTGGACACTCGGGGAAAGCCAGATAGCTTGAATGCTCTCTTACAGCACGCCAATGGAGACTGGATTGCAATCCTGGATGTGGACGACATTTGGTTCCCCACCAAGCTAGAAGAACAGGTTCGGGTTCTCCCGCGGCTTCCTTCATCGGTAGGAGCGGTAGGTACGTGGTGTGTCTATTTCGGAGATCGGACTGGTTCGCCTACCATTCCGGCTGGTTCCATTCGCCCTTCGGTTCTTGCGACTGTCAACCCTCTAATCAATAGCAGCACCCTGATTCGGAAGGAGCTGTGCCACTGGACGAACGACTATACGGGGCTGGACGATTACTATCTGTGGATGCAGATTGTCTTGCAAGGTCGTACACTGTACAATCTTGGAAAACATCTGGTGGCTCATCGCGTATATTCCACGTCGGCCTTTAATAGTCGGTATCAGCCTGTCGCGGAACTACGGGAGTGGTACTTGCGTCAGATAACCACGGAGAATTCCACATAGTACGACAATGCTGGTGTTCACGGTCGTCTACAATAAGCCTTCCTTTTTGACGTATCAAGTAGAGTGTTTGAGGCGATACCTTCAAGGCGAGTTTACATTTTGTGTCTTTGACAATTCCGACTCTGCCGAGTACGAGACACAGTTCCGCAACCTCTGTGCTGATCTGAACGTTACACATGTCCGCGTTCCACCGGGAATCCACACGGCTCACGATCCGTCTATTCGGGCAGGAAAGAGCCTAGACTATGCGTTACGGTATGTATACTCGACCCTGAACTACCGTGGCGTAGTAATGGTGAATGACTCTGACTTATTTCTTGTGAAGCCGTTTGATCCTCTCCAGGAGCTTGAGGGGGCTCAGTTCGTTGGCAGGGGTCAATATCGTGATGGCGGGATCACGTATTACACAAATCAGTTCCTGATCCTGGATTATGCAACTCTTCCAAATGTTCAGGATATCACGTTTGTTCCGGGTGTTGTGGACGACAAGTTTTTGGACTGCGGCGGCCTGCTGAGTCTGTATTTTAGGGCTAACCCCGAGGTAGTCCACCGCACCGTCGCGGACATTTATTCAAACAAGCTCTCTCGCGAGACAATGGACAAGTGTCCGGAAGAAATTCGCCCGTATATCGAGCGTGAGATTCAGCTGATTCCACAGGATGTACCGCAGCTTGACATTCGGGCAGGACACGCATTCTCCGAATATGTGGCAAATGCCTTTATTCATCTGCGAGCCGGCTCCAATTGGATCGGCCACAATGCGGCTTTGCATTGGAACAGGGAGTACTGGCTATATCGGTTCCTGTGTGAAAAATTGATCGACTGGGGGTCTGTCATCCAGCCGTCAGACACGAACAAGTATGTCGTCAGTTTTTCCTTGTACGGCAACAATCCAAAGTACATTTACAATGCGATCATGAATGCAATCTTGGTGAATATTGTGTATGCCGGGTGGATCTCTCGGTTCTATTGCGACGACACTGTCCCTCCAAACATTCTGGCTGCACTTCGCAGCATTCCTCACACGGAGATTGTGATGATGCAGTCACCTCGTACTCCCGCGGGAAGTGAACGCATGCTGTGGAGGTTTTATGCTGCCAGCGACCCCACGGTTGCGGCGATGATCTCGCGGGACTGTGACTCTTGGGTCAGCTTTCGTGAAGCCTTTTCTGTCAAGGCCTGGATCCAGAGCGATAAGGCGTTCCATATCCTTCGGGATCACTGCTACCACTCCCAGAAAATCATGGGAGGCATGTGGGGCGTCAAGCGTGGCACTCTTCCAGACATGGAGAGTATGTGTATCGAGTTTATGAAGGCGGGTACCTACGACCAAGGATTTCTGGCAACGACAATCTATCCGCAAGTTGTGGGCTCTGCGATGGTGCACCTCGGGAATCAGTTCAACAACCAGAGACAGCCAGCGAATGGCTACTTTCCTGACGGCGGGGTTCTACTGGCAACCTATCCGCGGATTCGCGAGTACATTCCAACCATTGACATTGAGGCACTGAACAGTGCAAATGCATTCCATTGTAGTCATTGTGGGAGAACGCACGAGTTCTTTATCGGTGAAATGTTCAATACCATCATTCAGCCTGTGGTGTATTTCTTGTACACGCACTTTCCAATGTTACGCGGATAAATACAGTGCGTCTCCCCAGCCATACGGTGTAATGTCCGTCAGCACCCGGCGGAACCCCTGCTGGCTCAAAAACTCGTCAATCTCGGAGAGCTTTGCACAGCCCTTGTAGACCTCCTCAGTATTCACCTCCAGATACACGGCATCCGCATACCGGAGTGCGTTTGTGCCACCACGAAGAGCCATTAGCTCTGCACCCTGGATGTCCAGATTCCAGAAAGTGTACCTTGATGGATCCAGCTTGTGACGCTCCAGAAATGTATCGATCGTCACCGTTGGTAGCGTCTGTTTCCCGGTAAAGACTACATGGGGATGGTGGTGGGCATGGGAACCAAATTCAAGGACGCTAGAAGACTGAACATTGTTAGTGATGTGAAACTCCACAGTGGCATCATCGGTATCGGTGACAACGGCCTGATATACGTTTGGGATCCTACGACGAGCAGCTTCCTGCACCTTGGACTCCATCGCATCAATCCATACCATAGACGCATCCGGAACCCCCAGCCAGTGATAAAAAGGACGTTCTTCGCACTCGTGAGCACCGATGTGAAGAACACCCTTCACGGGCTTTGTGAGGTAACGGCGGACTACATCGGGCTTGATCAGCATTTGTAACCTGGTCTCATAGGAACCTCCTCGTCTTTTACGCATTAGGATGCCCACACCATCCCCCAGTCCACCTTTGGTCTCATGCTTTGAATGCGGCGTCTGCATTCGTGAAGCGTCAGGTCATAGGCCGACGGAAGATATGAATAGTCGTCGCCGGATTGTATGTGGTAGTTGGTGTATCCCAGTTCGTCCAGCCGGGAAAGCGAAGCCACTGTGACAGACAGCATTTCAGATGCGTATTCAAAACAGACAACGGGTGGCTTGGACGACAAGGATCGCAGCACACTATCCTCTGCACCCTCTACGTCTATTTTTAGCATATCCGGTAGCCCATGTGTTGCGATTAGAGTGTCGAGAGATACCACAGGAACAGTGCTCGTAGCATGAAATCCACAGTGGCCATGTCTAGACTCGCTGGAAGTTAGCCACCACTTGTTCAGCGTAGACAGAGTGTCACCACGATCGTACAGCGTAATCGTTGTGGTTGGTGCGTCGCAGACTGCACCGTGAACTGTTGTAACAGACGGAAAGGAAGCCATTGAGCGAACCAATGTGGAATAGGTTGCGGGGGATGCCTCAACGGCCACGACTGCATGGCCTCGGGATGCCCAGGTGCGTGCATAGTTGCCATTGTTTGCACCAATGTCAAAAATGAGCATTTGTTTATATGTATAAAAGAGTTGCACGTTGGTCTCAACGAGACACTCTTTTTATGTAGTTATGACTCTAGGCTAACTTGCCCAGCTTAGTAGGTACACTACACTAGCCCTACGCTTAGTTAGAGTACGCGAGGCCGCCCATACCAGACATCACACGCAGCACGTTGTAGTTGACCGCGTAGATGCGAACCTTGGCGGTGTTCTGGTTGCGGACAGTGTTCACGCTCAGCGTCAGGTTCAGCGTGGCCTTGTCGATGCGGCTGAAGTTGCACGTGCCGCTGGGCTGGTGCTCCTCAGGCTTCAGGGCAAAGCTGTACACGTTGATACCCGTGCTGGGCGTGCGGGTGTGGTGCTGCCAGGGCTGCACCTTGTCAAAGTAGCTGCCCTCCCGCTCAGAGAACCGATCCTGGCCGTTGAGCTGGATCTTGGCGACCTCCACGGGGTTCTTGCCCTCGCACTTGCAGCCAGACTGCAGCAGGCACTTGGCCAGCAGGTAGTTGGTGGTGCCCTCGAAGATGCGGTCGTCGTCCGCATAGTCGCCCTGGTACTGGTAGATGCCGGAGCCGGTGGAGAGACCCGCACCGCTCGCCGCACCGAGACCGGGCAGAGAGGGGGCAGAGATGCTGCCGCCCGTAGCCGCACCCGCACCGCCGGGGGCGTTGAACCAGGGGAGACTGGGCTGGCCAGCACCACCAACACCAGGAGCAGCACCGTTGGTCGCCAGACCACCGCGGCCGAGGACGTTGACGACGATGCCCTCCGTGGACCAATCGTCAGAGTAGTTGAAGGGCTGCTGGCCGGCCGCCTCCTGGATCCAGGGGGTAGGGGGGCTGTTGCAGTCCACGAAGCTGTCACGCTGGACAACCCAGATCAGCTCCTTCACGGGGTGGTTGAAGTTCATCTGAATCTTGTTGCTGCTGGCCGTCACGGTCTCATCGCCAGTGAACTGCACCTGGTCGATCAGGTACTCGTGGCTCTGCTGGGCGAAGCGACGACGCTCCTCCGTGTCCAGGTAGACGTAGTCCACGTACAGGGAGGCCGCAACCAGCTGGAGCTGGCTGACCGCCGTGACACCGTTGCCCAGGTGCTGGACAGGGCCACTGGCCGCCGTGACACCCGCACCCGCCGCACCGACATTGTCGGCGTAGCAGCAGTTGTAGTTCTGCTCGAACTCCACGTTGATGCGAACCTCGTGGTACTGCAGGGCGATCAGGGGGATGGCCAGACCGGGGTTGCGGCAGTACCAGAACTGCAGAGGGATGTACAGGGTCTTCAGAGGAGTACCCGCACGGCTCATGCAGCTGTTGGTCAGCTCAGACGCCGCACAAGTCTGGTCCAGAGGGATGCCGTTGCTGTCCTTCAGCAGCACCAGGTCGGCCGTGTTGCCAACCATGTCATCGAAAGAGGCCTGGGTGCCGACGGGCTGGGTCAGCTGCGTCCAGATCTGCATCCAGTC